AATAATTGACAGTGACATTGTTTGCCCTTTTACCAACATTCCAGCCCAAACGACCTCTGTTGTTCATGCCGGATAACGGGGCAACACTAGGAATAACAGATTTGACTTTATCTGCGCCAGGCTTAGCAATTCCTTTAGCTTCTTTTTGCATAGCGGAAACAAGCCCCTTATCGAGAGCCTTTAATTCGCGTTGCATTTGAGTAAAACCACTAGCACCAGAATTAGCCATTTTTAGCTTTATTCTGCTCTTGAACCGCAAAATACATGGTGTTAAGCATTCGGTCACTTTCTAACATCAAAACGCTAGGCGCAATACCTGTCGCAACTGACAAATTAGCGATGAACCAATGAACGCTAGAGTTGCCTATTGCTTTAATGCTTTTGGGTCGCTGATTTCAACCGTATCAATCGTGTCAGCCCAAGTTTCAAATTCATCAGTTGTCAAGCCAGTGCGTTTAGCTGCAACCCAACCCAAAAAATAAAGGTGAGTGAGTTTGCCAATTTTGTCAATACTTAAATCAAAATGAGATTCCCATTTGATTAGATCACTGCTGGCAGTAGGAATAACCTTTGAACTGCCGTCAGGATAAGTGATAGTCAAATCAAGTTTTTGCATAGCATTAGCCTAACTTGACCAAGCGACTTATGCTGTTGCGCGACTGATAGCACCCGAAGTTGGCCAAGTGACAGAGAAAGTTGCTAGGTCGCCGGTGTTGCTCGCAAAAGGGCTGTAATCAATAATTGAAACAACCGCAGTATAAGCAGGGTTAGCACTTCCAACCGCACTCGAAGTCGGATAAATAACGACAGTGCCGAGAGTTCCAACAAGCGGATAAATAGTCGCATCAATACCAGAGCCGGCAGCAAAATCTTGGTTGAAAGTCAAGCTAACTGAACCTTCTTTTAGACCAGCAACACGAGTCACATAAGAACCACCAAAGCTAGTGGTTGTAACATCATTAGCCGAAATCTTTAGTTCAGCGTGAGTCAAGTAAGACGAAAGGTTAGTGCCATTCAATGTGATTTTGTAGTCAGTTGCTACGAAAATTGCCATCAGTGAAATCCTTAGCTAGCGTAAATAGTGACTGAAAACTCAGCACCCAAATAGTCTATGCCATTGAGCGTAATACCCCCATAAGCATTGAGTTCAGGCACATAACAGTCATAAGACACACCGCCCAAAGTCGGGTCAGCCTCAAGCACAACCTTTACCGCGGTTGCAGACGACTGATCCACATACTTATCCAAATTAGATTGAGCCAAACGCTCAACAGTGCGACCAACAGCGATAGTCACCTTGAATTGATACATGGCAACTGAACGGCCAGAAGCCTTATCGAAAGACACTTTTTCAAACGACACCAAGGCAGCCGGCACATTTACTTCATCAGGTAAAGTTTGATAAACACGCACTCCAGGCAAATTGCTGAGAGCAGAAGCCAAACCAGCCCTAAGCTGCGCAACAGTAGCCATCAGGCGTTAGTCCTCATCAAACGATAAGGCTCAACAAGTTGCTGAACATCGCCATCCAAACCCTTACCAACACGCATAATGCCAATATCGCTAATACCCGCAACACCCAAAGGCGATTCAAGACGCTTATACAACCTACTTGCTTGAATAATGGTCGCAAACTTAATAGGTTCAGGGATAGCAGCCCAACCCCAAGTGCCAGTCACCTTCACCAAAGTAGATTCTTGCCAAGTTGGGAAAAAATAGTTATAGACAGCAATCAAACCAGTAATCGGTTGATAAGCGCCATTTGCATAAGTGTTGGCTGGGATAGTTTGAAAATCTGTTGATGCCCAAACCTGATTGAAAGTAATCGGGTTACTTTGAGCAGTGCGAACTTCAGTCACAACCTGACAATCATCAATCCAACAGTTATAGGCATCCAACGCCTTAAAATAACGCACTTCACCAGCAGCAGTCGAATAAAAATAGCGATTGCAATATTGGTCAATCATGCGCGAAGCAGAATTGATGCTATTTTCGAGCAAAACATCATCAATAGTGTCAGTAATACGCAAAGCAGCTTTGACATCAGCCAAAGTCGCATAACCGTTAGTTATCGCCAAAATAAACTCCCTAAATCATTTCAAGTCTAATCTGCGACAGGGTAAAGGCTCACACCGCCCGACAAAATACGAGCCTTCAACTCAGTAGTCGAAACACCTGGCGTATAAGGATAATAAACAACTCCACAAGCGTTTTCTTGCATCCACTGTTCATCAATACCCATCTGCCCAAAATAATCGCGCTCATGCCAATCGCTACCAATCATGATGTAATCAGGGGCAACGAACTCGATAGCCTCCTTACTGTCAGCGCCACCCCAATTCTCAATTACCTGATCGACAGAGCGCAACTCTCGCAAAACAGTCGCCCGCTCATCAAAACTCATGACCGGCTTACGACCCTTATACGCCTCAATAAAGGCATCACTATTCAAAGCGACAACAACACGCCCAGAATCACCAGCAAGCCGCCTACAAGCCTTCAAAAACTCGACATGGCCTTTATGAATCAAATCAAAAGTGCCACCAGTATAAACAACTAATCCCATCGGTTATCCCGCCTAATCGTCAACGACCAATTACCTTCAGTCAAATCACCAGACTCAACCTTGTTTTTATACAACTCATGATTACGGTGAAAAGTTACATCATTTTGACTATGCAAACTGCTCGAATTATCATGCAACAAAGAAGCATGAATAAATTTAGCCTCAAAACCAGCCGCTCTTATACGGCGCTCATAATCGTTGTCCTCAAAATAAATCGGGTGAAACCGCTCATCAAACAAACCAACCTGCTCAACAACATTCTCACCCAAAACAAACGCCGACCATTTAGGCATAATGCTCAAAAAATTGATAGTAGTCGAATCAGCTTGAGCCGCAATCTTAGACAAAGCACCAGGATAAAACTGTGAATCATCATTCACCAACAACCAATAAGGCGCAAAAGGTGTCGTTTTCACAATAAGGTTCAAACCTGCGCCATACCCCAAACCATGAGGCAAATCAATCTGCCACTGTCTTTGAGCAAACTCAACTTTAGGCATACGCCAAGACGGATCACCTGAATTATTGACACAAACCAAATCGGCCACAGGATAATCGATACTAGCCAACATGCGTTCAGCCAAATCAAAACGTTTGACCGTCAAAAAGCCTAAAACCGGAATCATTTAGCGATCTGCGCTAAAGCAGGTTTCCAAAACTCATCAAAAACAACATCAGCATCATACTGTTTAGCAAAATCAATAGATGCCTGATATTGAGTCAACGAAGTTTTTTTGCCACGCAAATAAGCAGCCTCAAGAGCCTCAAAAATACCCATCACACTAGGAATGTTGAAATATGAGCGTTGAGGCGCATCCCACAAAGGCTGACCATCAACCAACCAACCCTCATCGCTAACAAGTTCACTCGTTGCAGCAAAATCAGACCCAATAACAGGCGTGCCACACATTTGAAACTCAACAGTCGGAATACCAAAACCCTCACCATACGAAGTAACCAAACCAACATCGCAAGCAGTCAAAGCACAAGCCAAAGTCTGCCGGTCAATACCAAACTTATAGGCCACCTGATCTACTAACCGCACATGCTTAGGGTCAACCTGCAAACTCTCTAACAAATGAGGCAAATTGATGCCACCATAAGCACCAATAGCCTCAGTGTGCAAATACAACAAAACATCATCATACTTTTTAGCCAACATGCTAAAAGCCATAATGTTTTCACCAAAAGCCTTACGGTTAGGATAAACACCCTTATTAGCGGCAACCATGCCCACAACAAAACGACCCTCAGCCTGCATGTAAGACTCAGCAGGAGTGCCATCACTGCATTTATCTGTCGGTTTGAAAGTCTTACTATCCATACCATGCGGCACATAAACAGAATCGATACCCGCATTGCCTAAAGCCTTTTGACCGAACTTAGTCATAGCAATAGGGGTCACATTAGGTTTCGCGCACCAAGCAGCAACAGCAGGCGGCACAGGGTTATGGTCAATCGGAACCCACGAACCAATAGGAAACTGCTCCAACAAAGGATTATTTAGAACCCAAACATCATAAAGAGTAATCAACGCAAACGGCAGATTAGGATTCTCAGCTTTGAAATGAGCAGCATTTAAAGCAATCACATCATTGCTATAACCATCAATTCCACGCGCATAATGCGGAAACTTACCATTCCCCAAATCAATAGTTGACCGAGTGCCTTCCAGCCCATAATTAGAGATAGCCGCAACATTATGGCCAGCCCTCTTAGCGCGAAACAAAAACTGTTCAGCCTGTTGACCATAACCAGTCGGTTGACCAGGCGAATTTGAATAAAGAGCAATAGCAGATTTAGACATGGTTCAAGAGTATAAGAAAAACCCCCCAAAACCGAAGTCTTGAGGGGCTTTCCGAGTAAAGCAGGGACTAGCTTGCAGCGCCCTTGAAAATCTTGACATTTGCCTTCTGCACAAGAGCAGAGTCCAAACGCCAAGTTGCTCTCCAAGTAGCCAAGTCGTTACCGAAAGCGTAATCATCGCTTCTGTCAACCTGTAGGCCACCAGCATTACGCATGTAAACCGATTTCAAGTCACCAGCAGCCAATGATGCAGCACCAGTAGCAATAGCCGGCATCGAAGGGGTTTCGATAACCTGAACACCAAGAACAAGATCGCGCTTGTCTTGACCTAGACCAATGTCGAACAAGTAACGGCCATAAGAGTCCTTGAGCTTACGCAAAGCCGCAATCGACTGAGCATTAGCCAAAAGAGCAAATGAAGGCTTAGAACGAAGCGAACCATCAAGGCTGTAAATCAAGTCAACAACGTTGTCCGCAGTGAACGCACCCGCTACACCAGTCGAACCAGTGACACCAGTTGCAGCAGCAGTCAAGATACCCGAAGGCTCAACCCCTCCAGTTCCGTTCAGAACCTTGTTGCCAATTGCGTTACCGAAAGCGTTACCGAACTGGTCAGCCAAGAAGCCAACGATGTCCACGCCTGCATCCAAAACAAGTTCGCGGCTTAGCTGAGCAAGAGCCGAGAATTTGTAAGCTGAAAGAGTTGTGAAAGCGTTGAAAGTTGGTTCGCTAGTGCCGATAGAAAGACCCTGGCCAACGATAGTTGCAGTCGAGAATGTTGCCTGGTTAGGAATCTGTAGATTCTCACCTGAACTGGTGTTGATTACAGTTGCATAGTCAAGCAAAGGGTTGACCAAACGGGCAACCTTGATAATCTCGTTGTAAAACGAGGTCGGGACTGGCGCACCAGTTGACGAACCAGTGATGCTACGGAATTCGTGACCACGAATCTCACCAGCAATCATCTGGCGCAAAATGTCGCCCTCATTGTCAGCAGACGATGCCGAAGCAAAGTTCACTGCAGCATTTGAAACAACAGCAGCAACTTTAGCCTCACGCTGTTCAATTTCGATTAGTTCATTGCGCTTGTTGATGTCAGCAGTCAAGGCAGCATACTTAGCCTCATCCTCGCCCGACCATACGCCGCCACGAGCCTCAACTGAATCAATCAGTTCCTTAGCTTCGTGCCAAGCCTTAGCCTTAGCATCAACCTGTTT